GAAGAAACCCGAGTCCGTCATATGGATTATGGGGTTGTGCTTAGTGCTTTCTTCTGGAGACGATTTAAAAACAAAGAAGACATAACATTCTTTGATCCCAATCAAGTTCCAGATCTATACGAAGCGTTTTATCAAAATACAGCACTGTTCGAAGAGCTGTATGTAAAATACGAAAAACGTACGGATCTAAGAACCAAAACAATCAGTGCCGAGGAAGTGTTCAAATCGGGCATCTTGAAAGAGCGCACGGATACAGGACGTATCTACCTTGTGTTCATTGACAATGTAATGAAGCAAGGCCCGTTTGATCCTGAATATCATACAATCTACCAGAGTAACCTTTGCTGTGAAATACTTTTACCTACTAAGTCCTTTAAACGTCTGGATGACGATAGCGGTCGTATCGCACTTTGCACCCTGGGCTCAATCAATTGGGGTGCGTTCCGTAACCCAGAAGATATGCGCCGTGCTTGTCGTATACTGCATCGTAGCCTCAACAATATTCTTGACTATCAAGACTTTCTTTCCATCCAGTCTAAACTCTCCAACGACGAAATCAGGCCGCTGGGAATCGGAATCACAAATCTTGCCTACTGGCACGCCAAACGAAGCCTCAGGTACGGAGAACGAGACTCCTTGGCTGAAGTCAAGACGTGGATGGAACACCAAGCCTACTACCTAACTGAGGCTTCGGTTGAGCTGGCCAAGGAACGTGGCAAGTGCGAAGGTAGTGATCGTACACGTTATGGCCACGGTGTGTTTCCTTGGGAACTACGTGCCTCGGGTGTTGATGAATTAGCTAACTTTGCTCCAGAACTAGACTGGGAAATTTTACGTGCTAACATGCAAGCATACGGAGTACGTAATGCTACACAGATGGCAGTGGCTCCGGTTGAATCTAGTTCAGTGGTGATCGACAGTACCAACGGTATTGAAATGCCCATGAGTTTGATCTCAGTCAAAGAAAGCAAGGCCGGTTCGTTTGTACAGGTAGTACCAGAGTATGCTAGATTAAAAAACCGGTATCAATTGATGTGGGCACAGAAAGACTGTGACGGCTACTTGAAAACAGCCGCAGTGATTGCGGCCTATGTGGATCAAAGTATCAGTACAAATACCTTCTACAATCCTGCGCACTTTGAAGGTCGCAAGGTTCCTACCACATTGATTGCTCGCAACTTGATGCAGGCACATGCCTGGGGCCTAAAGACCTTTTACTACAGTCTAATCAACAAGGCCGGCAGCAAGCAAGACGCAGAAGAAGCTCCTGCCATGCTGGAGCCAATTGACTATGACGACGTTGAAGATTGTGAGGCCTGTAAGTTATGAACACAGTTGAAAAAGTCTGGGCCAGAGCCACTGGCCATTTGATGGGGCAGTCTGACAGTGATAGGCCTGATGTGCCTATCCTGACACTGCAAGAAGCCCGGGTTGCTTTGTTTTTAAAAACATTCTGGGTTGCAATACATGTAGTTACATGTATTTTTATTATGGCAAACACCATTAGACATTGGTAACATATGAGCAAACAACAATACAACCTAAACACAAAAACAGATTACTTGAATCGCAAAATGTTTCTAGACCCAGCCGGTCCGGTAACTATCCAACGCTTTGAAGAAGTTAAGTACAAAAAGATTGCAGACTTTGAAGCCACTGCTCGTGGTTTCTTTTGGCAACCAGAAGAAGTCAGTCTCACTAAAGACTCAAACGACTTTAAAGAAGCAAGTGATGCAGTCAAGCATATCTTTACATCAAACTTGTTGCGCCAAACAGCCCTGGACAGTCTACAAGGTCGCGGCCCGAGTCAGATCTTCATGCCAGTGATCAGCCTGCCAGAACTGGAAGCCTTGGTCTACAACTGGACATTCTTTGAAACCAACATACATTCAAAAAGCTACAGCCATATCATTCGCAATATCTACAACGTGCCCAAGGATGTGTTCAATACCATACACGACACTCGAGAAATTGTAGACATGGCCAGTTCGGTAGGCAACTACTACGAAGCACTGCACATGATCAACTGCCGCAAACAGATGGGCGAAGTAGTGACAGAAAAGGAACATGTACGTGCAATCTACATGGCTCTGCATGCCAGCTATGCGTTGGAAGCATTCCGCTTCATGGTAAGTTTTGCCACCAGCTTGGCCATGGTGGAAAACAAGATTTTCATGGGCAACGGCAACATCATTAGTTTGATTCTGCAGGATGAACTGTTACACAAGGGCTGGACTGCGTACTTGATCAATCAAGTGGTCAAAGAAGACGCACGTTTTGCTGCGGCCCGAACAGAATGCGAAGCAGAAGTATATGCTCTATATGCAGATGTAATTCGCGAAGAAAAAGCCTGGGCTGATTATCTGTTCAAGCGCGGCCCAGTGATTGGATTGAACGCAAACATTCTCAAAGACTTTGTTGATTTCACAGCAGTGGGTGCCCTGAAGGAAATTGGCATCAAGTACCAAGCACCGGCACCAAAAACCACACCAATTCCTTGGTTCAACAAACATGTCAACACGTCGAACAAACAAACTGCACTGCAAGAGAACGAGTCGACTAACTATGTTATTGGCATCATGAGTGATCAACTTGATTACGATGCACTACCCAATTTATAAAGGAAAAAGATGAAAAAGCTGTTAGTTATATTAAGTTTAGTCGCATTGGCGGCTTGCACGAAGACCACAAGTGAAGCACCTAAAGCCGGTGCAGTAACACCGGCATTTGTGTTGGATTACACTGCAAATTGTACATCAGGTGGTGCACCAACCATCAGTGGCAACTCTGTGACATTTGGATCAGGCACCCAATGCCAAGCAGGCAGAATTGTTGCAACACAGAGTTATGCCAACATCACTGAGTTCAGAGCCACGGTGGATCTGAGCCGGTTGTCCAACAACTATGTCAATGCCAGTATCTACTTGGTACAGAATCCCAACAACCCCTCAACACAACCAATTGGAAACAATTATTGTGATGCTGGTGGCAACAACAATGCCTGGAACTGTAGAGAACTTGACCTTATGGAAACAAACGGCAACAAACTGTTTCAAACCACACTGCATCTAGGCACCGGCGGCAGTTCAGCACCACAGCGTTATGAATACGCATACTCCAGCACAGCACTGAACAACACATGCTTCAACAGTGCCAACATGAAGAATGATCCTGCCAATGGATTGCACGATGCGACTGGTATTGATATGAGTCAGCCTTTTGATTTGGTCACAACCATCACATATGACACACCCAGAATGACAGTGTCTTATCAGCAAGGCTCTACCACGGTGGTGGTCTATGACACCAGCAATGGTTCCGGCGCACAAGGCAGCGGCACAGTGGACATGACCGACTTAGTAGCCACAATGAAGAATGGCTATTGGCCTGTTATCTCATTCTGGCAAGGTTATAGTCCAACTGGTCCTGGATCTGCACCCTGGTGGAATGGCAGTTGTGGCTGGGGTGCGCTGTGCAACAACACCAGCTCGTACTGGAGTGTAAGCAACATTCAAGTGACCACAAAGTAAAAGGAAACCGATGAAAAAAATCTTATTAACACTGGCATTGACTCTGTGCAGTCATGTGGTTGCGGCCCAAGATGCACCCACAACATTGTTAAGCTCAGGAACTATAAGTCCGTACCAGGCTCAACGCAATGGTCTATACATGGCTGCAGATTTTCTTGCGGCAGTTCCGGCCAACACACAATTTAAACTAAGCACACAGCCCTGGATGGATACCACAAACAACACTGTGGTCATTGCAAATATGCCATATGTGAGTGGTACCAAATATGCCAAAGACTATGCCAAAGAAGGCAGTGTGTTTGCCATAACCGAAGATGCCCAGTATCGTTATTTTGTAGGGAACGGATTACCAAATACCCCAATGGGCAACTTTCCAGTACAACCCGGCACCCCTGCCTACAAGTATTACAGTGTGGCTCCCGGTGGACATGATTTCAGAACAGGCATTCCGGGTTCAGACTATTCCAGTGCCGCGGCCATTGGTATCAGTCCTTATGTTTTAAATATTCAACTACCTAAATATCCCAAGGTCAGTGCCAAGCCAAATCCCATTGCCGCATTGCCAATTGGTGTCACACTCACAGGCACAGTGTGGCATGCTGAGATTGCCAATGCCAGTAATGTGGCATGGTATCCGCCAGCTTCAATTTTACCAGTTGACCAATGCTGGGGTCATCCCTATGCTCAACAATATCACCTGCATGGTTATAGCTGGAAGTGTTTCCCAAATCAAGGCACAGAAGGTCATTCACCCCTGTTTGGCTATGCCCTGGATGGCTTTGGTATCTATGGCCCCAGAGGGGATGATGGTAAAATGGTCACCAACGCCCAACTGGATGAATGTCATGGACATACCCACCCAGTGATGTGGGACGGCAAGATGCAGAATATCTATCACTATCACTTGAACCGCGAATTCCCATACGCTGTTGGTTGTTTCAGAGGCGCAGTCAACTATGAGCAAGCATTAGGGTCAGCTGATTTAAGAGCGCACAACAAACCTCATGGCGCACCGCACAAGCTATATAAGCCACATGACCATAAGAACCCCTTGCCACCAAATATTATTATTATTCCAAGGGTACCGTTTCAATAATTAACAACCGAGGAAACTAAAATGAAAGCAATTGTATGGTCAAAAGACCAGTGCCCTTACTGTGATCAGGCCAAGGCACTATTAACACACCAGGGTGTCCCATTCGAAGAGAAAAAAATTGGACATGGATACACTCGAGAAGAATTGTTAGAAGCAGTACCAACAGCCAGAACAGTTCCACAAATTATCATTAATGGAAAATCCATTGGTGGTTTTACAGAATTAAGAAAATACATCGACGAAACCGGATTCAATGGTACCGGATACTAAAAGGAAACTAAAATGTTAATTGATAGAGGCGCCGCAGTAGGCGAAGTAGTGACGTTTAAACTAACGTCTGGTGAAGAATTAATTGGAAAATTGATTGAAGAAACTGATGCACACTATAAACTGTCACGTCCAATGGTGATTGCCATGGGTGCTCAAGGCCCGGGACTAATGCCTTACTTGTTCACAGTGAGCCCAGACAAAGATATCAAGTTAGCAAAAGGCACAGTTACAGTGGTAGCGGCCACAGACAAAGCGTTTGCTGACCAATTTATTCAAAGTACCACCGGTATTATTGTACGATAAATACTGCATAACAATGGAACACTATGCCGGCAGCACAAAGACAAGGTGACACAAACTCAGCAGGAGGCGCTGCCACATCAGGCGTTGCCTCAGTGCGAGTGAACGGAAAGCCTGTTGTGGTCAACGGCACCAGTGTATCTGCCCATGCACCATGGGGTCGCCCACATCCACCGCATGCCGGGCCAACCACTACTGGTGGTAGCGACACTGTTCGTGCTGGAGGAATTCCTGTCAACAGAACAGGAGATGCCGACACATGCGGCCATGCTCGTGTAGGCGGTAGTCCTGATGTAAGGGTGGCATAATGGCCGCCCTGCTGTCACCACTGCAACTTCAAGCTGCCGCTGGGTTGCTGCAAAACAAAGGCTATCAAGTTAATCCTGCCTTAACAGCCGCAGTTAATGAGTACACATCAGTCCCTTTATTTGCTAATTTGATACTGGCAATGAATGCAAACACTTTGCCTGTGAATACACAACTTTTGCTCCAATCTTTTGCAGGTAATGTCAGTAACAGTTGTCCGGCACTAGCAGATTCTTTTAACAGTGCATTGACATACCCAGTTACATCGACACAGGCCAACCCAGGGCTGTCCGGAATCATTACACTGACTGCCAATGCTTACATGGGCAACGGCGACCTCAGCAAGTTTGTGCAGACCTTTACACAAGCAAACAGTTATTGTTCAATTACAAATACTTTCATTAACAGCGCAGTTAATTCTAACAACTATCTAGGCCCTACATTTACTGGCATGGACAATCTTGTCACAGCCGGACTTACCGAAATAAATCGTGCTACCCAGGCCATGGGCGACGACCTCAGCAATGCTGGCCAATACATTGATTTGGCCAATCTTGACAACTACGGCACGCCATTGGCATTGATACAACAAATATCTCGTCGAGCCGGCACAGTGAGTCCCTTGATTGTGGCACTGACCAATGTAGGCATAGACGAAAACATTGTACTGGGACTCAGCAATCCAACCGTGGTCGTGACCGACACAGTTCAAAAACTCATGTATCAGGCCTTGCAAAATATCACAGGCAGTGAACTTGCTGGCATTCTGCAAATACTAGATGTATGGACCCCCAATATCAATACCCTGGCAGACTTGCTAAACCCTGCTGTGATGTATCCAAACAGTTATCCGTCGTTGACCACGCCCACCGCAGATGGCCCACGTGCCATTTATATCACTCCTGAGGCCAATCCTCCTATTGATTACACTGACCTTTCGCCCGAAGACAATCAAAAGCTGTTGGAACAAGAAGCAGCCAACAGAACAGTAGAACGACCATTGGCCTGCGAAGTTCGACAAAGTGAAAATCCTGCAACTGTCGTTGCTACCAATACTGGTTCTGGCGCATCTTACACACCAAACAGTAATCTAGAAGCAACTGTGATAGCTTGCCAAACCGGCACAAGTTACGAAAGAATGAGCATAATGACAGATCCAGGCTTGGCCTTGGTCAACAAAGCACTGACCTGTTCGCTGAGTCAAGTTACAAATATTGGTAGAATGAATCTGCCGCAGTTGTCTGCTGCATTTCTTGTAGCCGAAACCAACAAAGATTTACCTGCAATTGAAGCCCAAACAACTCCAGTACCGCAAGCAGACTTAGATTACTATGCCAATGATCTAGCCATTGGCACCGGAGAAGACGACACTATATTGTTGATTGACATTCTTGGAACAGCCGCTGGAACAAATATCACAGAAAATCTCAGCAACTGTGTTGACATCATTGACACCATGTATGCCGCCAGCCAGTTAGGCAACTTGATCACCATATACGATAACATCTATGCAAATACACTGGCATCAGATGTGGCCAATGTTACTACTCTGATTGGAGATGCTCAAGCAGAAATTGTCAATATCAAGGCCAATATCAATCCAGCTGCCTGCGCAGAACTCAACACATATTTCTCATCAATCAACACACAGTTGACTAGAGAAGCACAGTTACTGACTCGAGCGGTAATAGATATTGGCAATGTGCAAGGCAATAATCAAATAGCAGTTATGAGTTTTGCAACCTCACTACCCGGCTATGGACTTGATACCAAGGTTGGCGGATCCGCACAGTATCTTGAAGAGGTTACTGAAAAAACCATGGTTGGCGATGTTCTTGTCAGAACATCAGCTGCTCAATCCACAGTGGCCACATTGCGTGAGGGCCGAACCACAACAGCACTCAATGCTGCCGGAGCAGGAACAGCAGCCAACGCTGTAGAATCTACACCAACAACACCACCACCTCAGGCCACTTTGATACCTTCAATCATAACCGAAGCTCAGGCCCGACAGCAGGTAATTTATTAATAATATCCCTTGAAGCCGTGTTTCTTGTAGTTGGCCTGTCTAGCTTCGCCAATTTCAATCAGCACTTCCCAGACATATTGTAACAGTTTTTTCATAGTACTCATCTCCAATTTCCATTTCTCTCGTACTGGTGTGTCCAGTATTCAACATCAGCAATATCTTTTACATTTTTTGAGCTCAAGTACTGATCCAGGCGACTTTGGTAATTTTGCCTAGGAAACATTTCAGCCAGTCTCTCCAATAATTGTGTCATTAGTTTTGACATAGATTTTCTCCTTTTGTATCAGTATTTACCATGAGAAGATGTTGCACTGCACAAAAACTCATGGTTTCTACTAAGATTAGTACTCAAGTACTAATTTTGACCGGTTGACCAATTATTCCCAATTTGCTATAATTAGAGTATGAAAAATGCAACAATACGCCAGCCCGCTCTGCTAAATGAGTTCGAAGTGATCCAGGTAGCCGACTACATGGAAAAAAATCACCCCACAATACACTACACAATGACACCCGGAAACGAGTGCGTCTGGGTGTACTACGGAAGTATTAACTTGTATTTTGTGTTTCGAGCCGGAAAAATCGCTGACATCCAAATAGACTAAAACGGTTGACCGTTATTTCCCAATTTGCTATAATAGAAGCATAGTAAGTAAAAAGGAGTTCAAAAATGTCATACGTAATCGTAGCCAAAGGCACTGGTCTTATTGTTACAGACGGTCCCAACCGAACCCGTGCATATAAAACTTTTGGTGCTGCCAAAGCAACCCGTACACGTCTTTGCCGCAAGGCCGGTTGGAACGAAAGCCAACTGAACATTGTGTCTCGCGACACGTACCGCGCACCTCGAGTCACTGTCAAGAACTTGATGTCGGGCAAGCCGGTGGAAATTGATGCCGACACTCCTTGGTGTTGCAACCCGGCTAGCGAAACCTACTGGAGCATGTGATATGATCACAGCAGACACACTCAAAACTCTTACCACTTTCACTGCACCGGCCCTGCAACGGGCCGTAGGTGAAAAGGCCGAAGGTCAGACCTTTACCAGTGCCAAGTTCTTGGGCATCACTAACGGCGGCCAGTTCTGCTACACAGTGGTATTTCCGGTCAAGGGCGGCACCGACAGCGGCAAAGTGTTCTTAACCTATAACCCTGCTGAGGGTAGGGTTATAGCCGACTGTGACCTGTAAAGGTTGACCCAAAATTCCCATTTTGCTATAATACTTGTATAGAAACTAAAAAGGGTTCCAAAATGACAGCAATTGCAACAGTGATCACAGAACAGTTGGTACAAGACACAGTCAACGAAGCAGGCATCCAAGCTCGTACAGCGGCCAAGGCATTCTACGCCAAACATGGCGATCGTGATGCGTGTGGTTTTGCTTGGGTCAATGTCTACGGTGTGCGCTCAAACTCAAAGTTAGGCAAGTGGTTGCAGGCCGCAGGCTTCCGTAAGGACTACACAGGCAGTCTACAACTGTGGAACCCCAGTGGTTTCCCGACACAATCAATCAGCATACTGGAAGCAGGCGCAGAAGCCTATGCAGAGGTTCTGAAGAACAAGCTGGGCCTAGACCGGGTCTATGCTGGAAGCAGATTAGATTGATTGACCGATAATTCCCAAACTGCTATAATACATTCATAGCGTAACAAAACAGGAGCCGAAATGAACATCAAAGAAATCAACACTGCAATCATGTTTGGTAACTTTACCAACGATGAACTCACCAGCATCACCAATGCGGTGCAGTATGCTCGCGAACAACTTCGCAAAACTAAAATTCGAGCTTTCAGAGCAGGCGACGCTGTGAAGTTTTACAGTGTCAAACGTGGCTTGGCTGTGACTGGTACTGTGACCAAAGTGGCCATCAAGTATGTCACGGTCAAAGACGGTGCCATGCTGTGGAAGGTGCCGGCCAACATGTTGGAGGCAGCATGAACACCGTTTATCGTATTCAAATGACCCTGTCTCCTGCAGAGTTGGCTCGTTTTCAAACAGCCTTTGCAGAGATGCAAAGTCAAATGGTAGAACTGGTGCTGAAAGCTGAACAACGCAACGGCTTCTCTAAGGCCAATGATGTAATCAACCGTATTCGGAGCATGTAAATGTCTGCGTCTAGTTTCCGTCATTGGGTGCAAAACAAGTGGTATGAGCATCAGGCAGAATTAGAAGGTTATGGTCAGCCACTGTCATACAACCTCAGTGAATACTTTGCCAGATACAAATACTGGCTCAAACGTGAATATCGTTATCAACAAGGAGCAAAATAATGGGTCTGGACATGTATGCCTATGTGGCAGCTCGTGAAAATCAACAGCGTGATTATTACGCAACATCTGAGTTCAATGAAGAAACTAAGGAGTACGGCAGTGCCACTGTGCCCAAGCCGCGTGAGATTGCCTACTGGCGCAAGCATCCTAACCTGCACGGCTGGATGCGCCAGTTGTGGATCCAAAAAGGGTTCACCGGTGACTTCAATGGCGACGAGCTGGAGCTGACCTGGGATGACATTGAACAACTTGAACAGGCAATCAAGAACAAAGAACTGCCGGGCACGTCGGGGTTTTTCTTTGGTAACGATGCTGACGAACACTATTACGAAGACGATCTTCAATTTGTTCGTGCCGCTCGTGCCGAGTTGTTCCTGGGCCTGCGTGTGTTTTACAACAGTTCATGGTAAAAAATATGAGTAAACGAATTGGACCCATCACACTGGACGGCGATGCAGCCGATCGCATCACTGTGCTTACATTGAAAGAGCAACGAAGCTATCTCAAGAAAGAACTTTCTGAGTGGAAGAAAAATCCTCGCACAGAAGCCAATCCTGACGGATATTGGTTGCATCCAGAAGATGTGGGTAATAACGAAATCATGGTTCATCATCTAGATGCTGTGATCAAATACTTTGGCGGATAAAAAATGAAAATTGGACTCAGTTACAGTCGGTGTGTTCTGGACATTGTTGAAGGTCGTGTGGCCATAGAAGATGTGCTAGTATTAATTACTCGTACAGATTTTGACCCACGTGATGACGAACAGTGGGCCGGTATTTGGGAAGGATACTGTTACGGTGGTATGAGTAATCCTGAGTGGGGTCATTATGACTTTAACAGCAAGGACGATGAAGACAAGTTCCGTAGTGTGAGCATCATGCTTTACACAGATGGCAAGATGCATCAGCCTCGACAGTTTGGAGCTCGCCCAAGCCGTCGACGCGAAATCTGGTTGGAAACAGTGTTGCCTGATTCAGAGCTGGCGACCCGTCCAGCAGTGAAAGATGCATGGGATCATTTTCAAACTCTAGCCGGTCTGACCAATGTCAAGCTAGATCGAGAATACCGATGAAAAAAATCTACTATGAAAAAGTTGGGAGAAGATATGTGCCTGTTGCGGAATATGACAACGACTTTTTGGACAGCTTTACCAAAGGCAATCACTTGGTCATGTGTTATCCCGGCGGAACTAGCCGCAGGTTTAATATTGATCCTAACTATGCGGCTATGATTGCCGCAGGGCGTGTGGCCGAAGATGCTATCTGTCAAGCCATCAGCAAGGCCAGTGAACTACGTCCACAGAAAAATCCTATTACGCCGGGACAAAAGAAAGCCTGGGAAAAGCTGGCCAAAGAGTTTGGTGACGAATTGGCCACTTTGCAGATCGACAGTGCTCGAGACATTGCCGAAGCTGGGTTGAAAGCCATGCAGGCAGAAGCAGACAAACTGATGCAACATGCCGGTGTGCGCCAGGCTTATGAGCAGTTCCTATTGGTATGTAGACTAACACAATCTGACTTAGAACGGAAGTAAATATATGAATGAAACAAATTTTTCAGACCCAAGGTTTGCGGGCATAATGGCAGCAGGTTGGATTCGTGACCTAGAAATTTCGGACAGTCGAATACACAAAGAAAAGACTATTGAAAAGGCTTTGGTAGCTTCGCAATTGGGCAGTGCCGACGCACAGGCTTTCTTGTTCAACTGCTATCAAGCCTACAATCCTTTCTATGTGTTTGGCATCCGACAAGTGCCTGAGACTGAGGGTTTGACTGGCCAACCAAATCACTGGCCGGGATTTTGGGCCTTGTTAGAAAGCCTGCGCACTAGAAGCGTCACTGGTAATCGTGCAAGAGAAGCAATTGAAACTTGCAGTCAAATGTTTGACTCGGACGAATGGAACAATGTATGTCGTCGTGTTATTATTAAAGATTTGCGATGCGGCATATCAGAGAAGACCTTGAACAAAGTGTTGGGCAAGACTGAATGGAAGATTCCGATCTTTAGTTGTCAGTTAGCACAGGACTCTACAGACCAGCCCAAGAAACTCAAAGGCATCAAACGTCTTGAAGTTAAACTGGATGGTGTGCGTGTGTTGGCAGTGGTGAATGGATCTGCTTGTACATTGTACAGCCGTAATGGCAAAGAGTTTGAAAACTTTCCGCAGATTGCAGACTTTATTGAAAAACATCGCAAAGCATTCCAGCGTGATTCTGCCTTTAGTGGACAGTTTGTGTTGGATGGCGAAATTGTGGGCAAGAATTTCCAAGACTTGATGAAACAAGCACAACGCAAAAAAGATGCCAAAACCGCAGACATGGTTTATCATGTGTTTGATATCTTGCCACTGAGTGAGTTTAGAGATGGCTTCTGTAATCTACAGCAACACAAACGCATTGACCTGTTGAAACGAGCTCAGGCATCCTTGCCAGAAAATGGTTGTGTGCGCATCATGCCTGGCATAGACGTGGACCTGGACACAGCCGAAGGACATGATGTCATGCGCAGGTTTGCCGAAGCCAGTGTAGAAGAAGCCTACGAAGGCATCATGATCAAAAGCATGGATGCACCTTACGAGTGCAAGCGCAGTGACTTTTGGATGAAATGGAAACCCACTATCACAGTTGATCTCAATATCGTGGGTTTCGAAGAAGGAACTGGTCGCAATGCGGGCCGGTTGGGTGCTATAATATGTGAAGGAGTTGACAATGACAGAACTATTCGTGTTAATGTTGGTAGCGGTTTGTCTGATAGCAATCGCGATGAGTATTGGGCCGCTCGCAATGAGCTTCTTGATCGGGTGGTTGAGGTTGAAGCGGACGCAGTTACTCAAAACCAAGACGGATCATACAGTTTAAGATTTCCACGCTTTGTGAGATTCCGTGGATTTGATGCCGGAGAGAAATTATGAAACATTTATTATTGTCACTTGGTGTAATGACTATGGCGCTTTCTGCCTGTGGTGGCGGCGGAGGCAGCGCATCACCAACTGCCGTTGCTGCCCAAACACAATCTGTGGTGGCTGATCGTGAAATTTTAAATATTGACATGCCTGCTGGATTGAACTACAGCCCAATGTTTAACACTGCAAAGTTTGATACAGTTGGCGGAAAGTATGTTGTTGTAAGTGGAATTTATCTTGGTACTGGCAACCCCGCATCTGCACCAACACCAAATCCAGATGCGCCTATTCGCATTTTAAAAATCAACAGCGATGGAACCAGTGCTGACGTGACTGCCAGCATTCTTGGCAACAATACAACCACACCCGGGAATATTGAAATTGGAGACTTCAACGGTGATGGTATCGACGACATTGTTTCGTTGTTTGTAAAAGACTTCCCTTATATGGATACTTTGGGTAAACCATTCCGTGGAGATGGAGCAATATTTCTAAGTCGTCCAGGTCAAACACATGCTCGCAATATGCTGGCAGGAAACGGATGGTCTCACCACACAGCAGTGGCAGATATCAATAACGACGGCAGCCTAGATATTATCAACAGCGCCGGACAGAAATGGATCAATGATGGCCGCGGGAATTTTGCATTTCACGATCATTCTTATGATGTAAATACCCGTCCAGGGCTATGGATGAATGGATCGGCTGTCTGTGTTGGCGATTTCAACAACACCGGCAGAAAGCAAGCGGTAATCACAGATCTCATTGTGGATCCTACACAGGCGCCAATCGCAGACACTGTGATTTTTGAATTGGACAGTTCGTTAATTCCAGTGGCCAGTCATACATTACCTGTTCCTATCCTAGATAGAAACACAACTGATCCAACCAAAGAAATCAGTCACGACGTGAGATGTGTTGCAACAGACTTGAACCGTGATGGCAAATTAGACCTACTGGTACTCAGTAGACCCAATGCTACTGCAAGGAATGGCAGATGGACCGACGAAGGTGCAGTACAAGTCTTGATCAACCGAGGCAACTGGATCTTTGATGATGTAACCAGTACTGCAATGGCCAATTATCCTACTAATGTGTCAATCTCATCTACACCAATGTCTATTGATCTAAACGGAGATGGTATCTTGGATCTTTGGTTAGGAAACCCTGACTTCTCCTCTGGTAAAGCCAATCAAGCCTGGCTAAACAACGGTGCAGGTATATTTACAAGATCATCGCAAAGCATAATTGATGGACTCGGCGCAAACGGCCCTATGATGCCAGTGGCTGTGGATAGCGTACACTTGTTTGTTTACTCTAAAATAATTGGCAATCAACTAAAGATCTATGTCACAAATACTAGACACGTATTCAATTAATGAAAACATTTTGGAGTTAAAAATGAACGAACGAATTCGAGAACTTGTTAGACAAGCTGGACTAGATGATGCCGACTTTCCTATTGAGAATTGGGATAATGTTCCCTTAGCAAAGTTCGCCGAGTTGATTGTGAGAGAATGTGACCGTTATGCCCGTAGTGCATGGGAACATGGTCCGTTGTTGGGCAGAGATTTGCTTATACACTTTGGTTTTGAAAAATTAACAGATACTGAATAAAGGAGAATTACACCATGCTTAAAGATAGACGACTCTTGCTAGAGCAGGAAATTAAAAAGGCCCACAGCGAAGCTGCCAACATGTACCTGAGTATTGTGGTCAGCAACCATGCAGAGATTCCCAGTGCTGAGTACCAGGCTCTTAGAGATCGTATTACTAATCTGCAGTTTGATCTTAATGTGGTAAATCAATTGATCTACAACGGACACGAATGAACGAACGAATTTTTGAACTTGCTGACCAGGCTGGAATTTATAAATTAGATATTGGAGATGAAACTGCGTATTGGGTTTTAGAAAAGTTTGCCGAGTTGATTGTTCGGGAATGTTGTTTAGCATTGTGGACAGAAGAATGTCATTCAAGTGACTTAGCATTTTACGAAGTAAAGCGCAACGCTACAAGGATCAAAGAACATTTTGGTATCGACCCAAAAGAAATCACAGAAGCAATGCTTGCCCGTTCTATTACATGGATGGAACAACAGTTAGCAAATAAAAACATTTCGGAGTTGAAGAATGATTAGACTTTGGTTAGCATTTGCAGTCCTTGCAGTACTGATTCATTTTGGCATTACTGCTTGGAGAAAACTGGAAGGAAAAGAACAATTAGCCTTGACAAAAAGCATAGGGTACAGTATAATTGTTGCACTGCTGGCATTGATGGCAATGACAGCACTCGTAGTTTTATTTTAGGGATTATCATGCCAGTAGTATACAAAGAAGTCGAAGTAGATGTTGAGCTAGACGATTTTGACACCGACGAACTAATTGAAGAATTAGAACGTCGCGGTACCGGTACTATAGAGTATGGTAACGGAACAGAAGTACTGCGGACAATCTACGAAAAGCGTAGACTGGCGCAGGATTATCAATCCGAATTGGATCAGCTGATTTGGCTGGGACTGGGTCGATTTATTTAAAGGACATAGACATGATTACAATGCAACAATTTTTTGAAGCTGTTGGCTATCGCATCACTGAAGGCGGTAACTACGGTTGGGACTGCTACGGCAACAATTCGCATCAACTCAGCGCATGGAACGGCGTACACGGTGCAGGTGGCTGGAGTGCCAATATTGTGTTCAGCACCAAGAGCCAAAAGGTCTACGAGGTGGAAGTGTGCGACTACACCAATGATCGTGGATATCGCTTGATCAATCCCAAGTACCGGGACAAGCATGCAGCCGAAGCCGATCAACGCGGCGAGTCAGCCAATCAAGCCTGGGACGATGTTGACTACATTGACTTGGACGTTGAAGAAGATTTCTTGGAAAAACTGGAGGCTATTGTGGCCGGTGAAGACTACGACACCCGTGTGCAAATGCAAGTGGACTTTTCAGACGAAGAGCTGTTGAAATACATGAAGCTGGCACACGAACAGGACATGACATTCAATGAATTTGTTGAACAAGCACTGCGAGCTGCAATTGAAAAGCACAAGTTGGACCAGTTCACAGATGACTATGGTCAAGATCTAGGATAGTATGGCTGTAATAAAAAGTGTAAGAACTGATTATTATCTAAATTTCATCAAGGACGATCCTGTTCGTCCTCACCTGCCGACCTTTTGGCGTGTGGATCCCAATCGCGAAGTGTATGTGCTGGAAGATGACACAACCAATGAAGTACTGGCTGTGATCTGTGCGGCATTCTGTACCCAAGTTCCCACAGACGAAGGTGAGTTAGAAAAATTTTCTACTCCTACCAGTCCAGATGAACCCATTGGCGAAGTTGTGGTATTCTACACAGTATGGAGTTACCGTCCCGGCGCAGGTAGAGATCTTGTGCTAGGTGCTGCTCGACTGATCAAAGATACCATGCCGGTCAAGCGTTTTGTAACACTGAGCCCACAAACAGAAATGGCTCGCAAATTCCATCTACGTAACGGAGCAGTGGTGTTGCAAGTCAACACCACTTCGGTCAATTACGAATACACATTCAATGAATGACGGAAGAAACTGAACAAGAAAAACTCATTCGACACCTTCGCGGTGTAAGACCGGTGGTCATCAACTCCTGTCACGGCGGATTTGGCCTGAGTCACGAGGCCCGTGTGTTGTATCTGAATCGTTCGCGTGTTGATTACACTGTCGAAGATAGAGAAAGTCGTTTCAGCACCCAACAATTGGGTCCGCATATCTTGGTCGATGGTGAATCGTTTATTGATCGCCAAATTCCCCGTGATGATCCAGTATTGGTGTCAGTGGTGAGCGAGCTGGGCGAAAGATCCTGGGGTAGACACGCAAAATTAAAAATAGTAGAAATTCCTGCCGCAGTCAAGTGGCAAATCGACGAATACGACGGTCGAGAATGGATTGCTGAAACTCACCGAACATGGAACTAAAACGGATAAATATTACACTATGTTTCTAAGTTTAATTACATTAGCAGTGGCCTTGAGCCTGTCGGTCATTGCGGCCTGGTATTCAATTGCAGGTCTTGCGGCCATATTTGCCGCCGCTGTGGTGCCTATTATGATAATGGGCGGCATACTGGAACTGGCCAAAGTAGTGGTCACACTGTGGTTGCACGAACATTGGTCACGCTGTCGTTGGCTAATGAAGTGTTACCTGGTGCCGGCAGTGTTTATGCTGATGGTTATTACTTCCATGGGTATCTTTGGATTTCTTTCAAAAGCACACATGGACCAGGATATGGTCACAGGCGATGTGCAGGCCAAGATTGCCATTTACGATGAAAAGATACGAGTTGAAAAGGAAAACATAGATGTTAATCGCAAAGCACTCAAACAGATGGATGAGGCAGTGGATCAAGTTATGGGTCGCAGTCAGGACGAAAAGGGCGCAGAAAAAGCCGTTACCATTCGAAGAGCCCAGCAGAAAGAACGTGCTCGCCTCCTTGCGGACATTGCAGAAGCTCAAAAGAAAATCACAGCACTCAATGAACAACGTGCGCCAATTGCCGCTGAAGTACGCAAAGTAGAAGCCGAAGTCGGTCCGATCAAATACATAGCCGCATTGATATATGATGACAGTCTCGACACAAATGTACTGGAAAAAGCAGTGCGTTGGGTTATCATTGTGTTGGTCATAGTGTTTGATCCGTTGGCCATTATGATGTTGCTGGCCGCCACTGAAAGCCTAAGGTGGAACAGAGAAAAACAACAGGTTGCTCCGATACCAGTCACTGAAACGCCGGCCGCAGGACCAGAACCTGAGCCAGATGATGGGCCACTTAGTGATCAACAAGTTGAACAAATTAAAAAATCTGCTGTAGAATTTGGATTGCCCAATGGTGAGTTGAATGACAAGGACAATTTGTTCTTGCAAGCTCATGCAATCGACTGTTTCAAATGCGGAACCCAATTGGTACTTGCACCGGGCATTGGTCTTTTCTGTCCCAACAAAGAGTGTGACACAACAGACAATGTGCCAGCCGCAGAGACTACAGCAACAAGCATTGAATCAGCACAAGACACTGATAAACAAGAGATAGAGACAGCATTGCCCACGGGTGAACAAGAATTTGTAGCAGTAGATGATGATGAACTAGATGGCATGGATGCAGCAACCAAGGCCGCGGCTCGACGCTGGAAAGATGCAAATCCTTCTCGCACTTTGAAATCCCAGCGAAGACTATACGATACAGGCCAGATTGATCAATTGCCCTGGATGACTCCAGATTACTACATACAACTGGTACCAGATAATTTGGCAGCACACGAAACTCAATCGGGATTTGGGGCAACTTTTCCCAAGGATCCAATCAAAGGCGATACTTATGTTCGTACAGATCGTTCGCCAAGTGTGTTGCATAAGTTCAACGGCCACAGCTGGATTGAAGTCAACAAAGACCTAAATACTCGTTATGCGTACAATGAAGCATATATTGATCATTTGATTGCTCAAATAGATTCCGGTGCGTATGATCCAGAATTGTTGAGCGAGGCAGAAAGAGATCAAATTGAACGCCGCTTGACTGGAAATTGATATGACAACTAAGCCAACGCCTACACAATGTAATTTTTGCAACAAGCACAAGGATCAAGTTTTTAAACTAATTGTCGGGCACAATGTTGGTATCTGCAACGAGTGTGTGGACTTTTGTCATGGCCTGTTGATCAAAGAGCAGCCTAAAAAATCCACTGCAGATGCCACAGCAGATCCAAGAGAAATGCACCGATATCTAGACCAATACATTGTTGGCCAAGCCGCTGCCAAGATTGTTCTCAGTGTGGCCATTGTGAACCACTACAAACGCATTACCAACACTGATGGCGAAATGCAAAAGGCCAATATTTTAATGACCGGTCCCACTGGCACAGGTAAAACTTTAATGGCCCGCACCATAGCTCGATACCTGGATGTTCCGTTCGTGATTGCTGATGCAACTACCTTGACCGAAGCCGGGTATGTGGGCGACGATGTTGACAGTGTGATTGCCCGACTGTACCATGCCAGTGGCAACGATGTGGAACGCACACAACGTGGAATTGTGTTCCTAGACGAAATAGATAAAATTGCTCGTAAAAGCGAAAGTAGTACAGTGACTCGAGATGTGTCAGGCGAAGGCGTACAACAAGCTCTGCTCAAACTGATTGAAGGCACAAAATGCAAGGTGCCAAATTCTAACACGAGAAAAACAGCCAGCAGCAGTGAAACAATTGATATTGACACTGCCAACATCTTGTTCATAGCTGGTGGCGCATTTGTTGGGCTGGATCAAGTGGTTAAAAAACGAACACAAGGAACCTCTATTGGTTTTGGTGCCGCGTTCAACAAAGAAAAATTATCCGACGCAGTTACACCTGACGATCTGGTTCGCTATGGTATGATTCCTGAATTTGTTGGGCGATTTCCGTCGTTTATACAGTTGGAAGAACTGACTAAGAACCAACTGGTGACCATTCTAACCGAAGTAAAGAACAACCTGGTTGAACAATACAAATGGCTGTTTGAGCAAGACGGAGTAGCCCTGGACTTTGATCATGACAGTTTGGATCTAATTGCCGAACGCACATTTACCACCAAGACCGGCGCTCGTGGCCTACACACCGAACTGGAACGAGTGCTACTGCCGCACATGTACAATTTGAAAGATTACCAATCACGCAACGTTTTAAAAATTGCCATTGATAAAACACAAGTTGTTAATCCTATCAAACTGGCACAACAAAATTCTTAACAGTTGACACAGCGCCCTGCCTGTGTTAAACTATTGTTTAATTCATTACAAGGAAAAACTATGAAACTAACTCCCATTCGCGACCGCATTGTTGTGCGTCTTATTGATGTGGAAACTACCACTGCCAGTGGTTTGATTATTCCAGATGCTGCTGCTGAAAAACCCAGCCAGGGCGATGTGTTGGCAGTGGGCACAGGGAAGATTGCAGAAGACGGCACAGTGGTGCCAATGGCAGTCAAGGTTGGTGATCGTATTTTGTTCAGTAAAACTGCTGTGCAAACGGTCAAAGTTGACAAGGAAGAATTCAACATGGTGTACGAAAGTGATGTTATGGCAGTTGTAAAAAACCCGTCAGATAACAATGCTTAATAAATACGTGTGTGGATGCCGATAGTCGGGTCTACATGGTATAGTCAACTTGCTTAATAAGGAGAAAACAAATGACTAAAACTTTAACACTTCGCAGTTTCGATATTCCCACACTCAACAAATTTGGTATCGGTTTTGATAACATGTTTGATGAACTCATGCGTGTGAGTGCCCAACAAGGCAGCACCAACTACCCACCTTACGATATTGTGCAAATCAACGATGATGAGTACATGATCAGCGTGGCTGTGGCTGGCTTTGGGCATGATAATCTTTCGGTTACCAAGGACAAAAAGTTCTTGATTATTGAAGGCAAACACAGCCGTGAAAATGTGGAAAATGAAGATAGCAGTGCAAAGTACCTGCACAAAGGTATCAGTGAGCGTAGTTTCCGCAGAGAATTCCAATTGGCAGATCACGTGGAAATCAGCAACGCACACCTTGAACTTGGCATCTTGAGTATTCACTTAAAACGTGAAATACCCGAGGAAGCCAAGCCAAAGGCCATTGCTATCACTTACACATCGGACTTGAAATAATGTAAATACAATGGGGGCCAGTGGCTCCCATTTACCTAAGGATATAATATGTCATCACAAGATACCAGCACAATAACAAGACCAAAAATAGAATTGAGCGAACCACCGTTGTTTAAAATAATCTATTTGAATGACAACAAAACATCTGTGGATTTTGTGATTGAGAGTTTGATTACACATTTTGAATACACAGCAGAAACCGCTGTGACCATTACAGAAGATATTCACAACACTGGATCTGCTGTGGTTGCAATCTTGCCTTATGAAATTGCTGAACAAAAGGGCATAGAGGTAACATTGGATGCTCGCAGTAACAATTATCCCCTGCAGATAAAACTTGAGCCGGAAACAGTAAATTAAAGATCGATCACAATGCGTCGAGGATGATAGGCTGGTATCCATTGGCTGGAATCCTCGACTCTTCCTCGGCAATTGTTCACATATCGAATGCGATCAATGTTCTGATCTATTGATCCGTGATAGTGTCCAAAGCACCAGGTTTTAACTTTGTTTTCTGTGTCGGAGTCCAGGACCATCTGCATGAGTGAATTGCCCATTACATTGAACTTGTAGGTAGAAGTGATGTCAATATCGTGGTCAACCAATACCGGGGTTGGCACGGTGTGTGTGACCAACACAATGGATTTAACATCAGGATGAGTTTGAAGTTTTTTAATACTGTTTCTCAAATACGCAACGTCGTTGTAGGCCATGCTGTGTATGGCTGCTGCCACTGGCTGACCAACATCCATCATGTCGCAGTACCATAGTCTGCACTGTTCGTCACTGATGCTGGGATCAAAATCAAAAGTCCACCATCCATTGGTGCCAACAAATGCAACACCATCAACAATCACACAGTTGTCTTGTAAAAACACTACATTTTCAATGCCAGCAATGGCTTCTTCCAGTATGTTGTAACTGTCACTGAGTGAATCTAAACTGAATCTATGCTCGTTGTTGCCGTCTATATAAAATACCGCTCGGTAACACTGTGCCAGATGTTCCAAGGTTTCGCGTACAATTTCAACGTCTACGGAAATATCGCCGGCCACAACGCATATTGGGCTAGTGGCCAGGCCGGTCCAATCAAAGGTGTCTTTGGCACCCAAATGTAGGTCTGAAATTAAATCGAATGTAACTTGCATGATACATATTTAAAAGGAAATGAACCGTGAACATTATTATTGACCCAGATCAAATTGATCGTTATAGAGAAAACTACACAGTGTTAGAACTGGACACTATTCGTATTGTACCGCTGAACAAGTTGGTCACAGCCTACTGTGTTGTTGATACAATACCCATTGTTGAATTGCCGCTGACGCAAAGCAAAATCAATCTACATGCTAATCTGTTGATCAATTATCGTAAACGAGACTGGAACTATTGCCATCAAGCTCTGGATCATTTGATTGGCAGCTGGAACAAAGAACTAGACAGTTTCTATGAAGACATTAGATCTCGAATTAATGCATACATGAAAAATGATCCCGGAGATCACTGGGACGGCGTGATTGAAAAACACGATTAATTCAACCTGTGACTTTTTAAATATTGATTGTAGTAAGTTCTTGCTCGAATCAGCATGGCTTGACTGCGTCGTAGACAATCCGGAACTCTAATTTCTGCCATTCTGTTGCTGAATATTTTTTTGTTTGCTCTTAGTATGTTGTAGTATGCAATTCTCAAGTTGATAAAAGTTTTGCCAGTATTGGTATCTTCTAATTCGGTCAATCCAGATTTGAGATTGGTTTTTAATTCGTCCAACACCAATCCAAAAAAATCATCACTGAAAAAATGTTTTTTATTGTATTGGGTAATTTCTTTAATTTTTGCCCGGTTGGCCTCTTGCTCAGCAGGAGTCCATTGAACAATTTGTTTCATCGCTGCAACAATCAAATTCAATCTAGTCACAGGATCTTGTTCAGTATCATAACTTTCGTCGATAACGTCTGAGAACGTTTTAAATCCGTACTCACGCAGATATTGCAAACTCCCCGGAGTTGATGCCAACATAAAAGGATGTCCACATGCAATAGGCCTCAGTATTTTTTCTGTCAGTTGAATTTTTGTGTCGTCGAACAGTGTTTCCAATACTATTTCAATTTTGGTGTTGGCGTAATCTTCCATGCAAAAATCTGCGCTGGACCAGCCTGGAGCATCCGTAGCAGAGTATGTGTCTTGCAACGTATCTGTTTGTAGATTTGAATTTTTAAACACATGGTCAGTGTAATGGATTCCGGAATCAGGATCAATGGCATTGAACGAAGTTTTGCAATCATCTATTAGATTATTTTTTTGCAATAAGTCTACAAATTTAATTCTATATTCTCTAGTTCCTGCCCAGGCGCGGTTATAAATCAGAAATTGTGTTTGAGTCGCAGCAGGCTTTATATCAATGTGTTTTACATAACGAAACCAGTCTAGTGCAATAACAGCATGTGCCCAATAGTACACAGGAATAAAATGACTGTTTTTGTACATGTAAACATCCTGAGAACATTTTTCACTGTGCAATAACAAACATTTGTCGTAGATGTTCCAAGGATCTGTTCTTAGATTGTATTTGTTGGGCAGCACCAGTTCCTGGTTGTAGGAATTTTTGTGATAAACATGAGCCTTTGTGTGATTACTTTTTTGATAAAAATTATAATCCAATGGTTCCTGATCATTACAAAAAATTTGAGGCAACAGCACACAGTCTGAATCAAGCAATGTTGGCATACTTAAAAGATCAAGATCCTCAATATTTTTTGAACCGTGAGGACTAAATCGATAAATTAATATGGGATTGTTGTGAACTTGCTCAGCAACATCTTGTATGTAATGATACAATCTATCTAAAGGAATACTCATAATATGAAAAACATAGGCTTTATTGGCATTGGGAAATTAGGCATGGACTGCGCCGAAGTCATGGCAGAAAAATTCACAGTCCGGGGTTACGATATTTACCCAAGAACCAGTGACCTAGTAAAAGTTTGCAGCATCGAAGAAACCATAAATGAAAGTGAGTGGATTTTTGTTGCAGTACCTACTCCGCACACAGAAGGTTACGATGGTAGTTTACCATCAAGCCATTTGACACCACGAGATTTTGGACACGATGCAGTCAAAGACGCTATTACAAACATTAACAAATATGCCACGTCACCCAAAAAAGTAGTGCTGATTTCAACTGTGCTGCCAGGCACCACCCGCAAGTACTTTGTGCCACTGCTGGACAAAAAGCACCAGTTTTTATACAACCCTTATTTGATTGCCATGGGATCGGTCAAGTGGGACATGGTCAATCCTGAAATGATCATGATTGGCACCGAAGACGGCAATCCAAACGCATTGGCCGGCGAACTGGTAGAAATTTACAATCAGATCATGCAAAACAATCCACGCTACGAAATCGGTACCTGGGACGAGTGCGAAGCAATCAAGATCTTCTACAACACATTTATTTCAGCCAAGGTTGGATTGGCAAACATGATTCAAGACTTTGCCATAAAGATTGGCAACATCAATGTGGATGTGGTAACTAACGCACTGGCTCGCAGTACCATGCGTATCATGGGTCCAAAATACATGACAGCCGGCATGGGCGATGCAGGTGCTTGCCATCCGCGTGACAACATTGCCTTGCGCTGGTTGGCACAAGAATATGATCTCGGTTATGACATGTTTGACACCATCATGCATGCTCGCGAAATACAAGCAAAAAATCTTGCCAAGTTTTTAGTTGACGAAGCCAAGGCCCGTGGTGTAAGTGTGGTAATTCACGGCAAGGCCTACAAGCCCGATGTGCCCTACTGTATTGGATCGTACAGTACCTTGATTGGACACTACGTGAAAGAAGCAGGATTCAATGTTAGCTATCTTGATCCGCTGGCTGACGACCCAACAGAAGTGGTGTCTGAATTGACCGGTCCTTGTGTGTTATTGCTGGCACATAATAGACAGGTAACGTATGGATATACCGGAAAAGACAATGTAGATAAATTCTATTGCGACATTCCCAAAGGCACTGTCATTGTTGATCCTTGGCGCACGTTGCCGGAGACCATGCCAGACATTGAAGTAATACATTACGGAAACACAAGAAACAAAAAATGATACACAATCCGCGGAAATATCAATTATATAAATTCTGGGACGAAGAGTTTAAAACGCTGGACTATATCAACGAACCTTTCAACGATCCTGCTAGTGTAGAATTATGGCAAAGCCAAGGATACCAAAGTAAAATTTGTGGCGATCTATGTGACATGCGACATCAACTACCAGGGTGGGCAACAAAGTTTATAGATATGTACCGAGCACAAGGATGGCAAGACATTGGATTGGCATTTTATCGCATGCCTACAGGAACAGTGATGCCGGTACATAAAGATTTATACAAACGATACATTGAACTGTTTAATTTACAAGGCCGAGAACAGTCAATACATCGTGCTCTGGTACTGCTGGAAGATTGGCGGCCTGGGCACTATCTCGAAGTTGATGGTGTTCCTTATGTTGACTGGAAAGCCGGCCAAACAGTGGAATGGATCTACGATACACCGCACATGGCAGCCAACATTGGTCTTGAAGACCGATACACCTTGCAAATTACAGGCCATTTTTAAATATGACAATATCAAGCTATAATGAATGGGATCCACTGGAAGAAATAGTGGTTGGTACAGCCACACAGGCCAATTGGCCCACCAACGATCCAGTGTTTGCTATGGAAAGTGAAAAGACTTCCTGGAAAGAAACTCCTGTGCCGTCCGGTGCAGTACCGCAGTGGATTGTGGACGAAGCCAATGAAGATCTTGATGAGTTGTCCAACACGCTGACACAGTTGGGCGTGACAGTGCGTCGCCCCGCTGACATGAACTTTCCTGACTTGGGTGGCATGTACAACTACTGCCCTAGAGATCGGTTGTTGATAGCAGGATCCACAGTGATTGATCCTGCCATGATGTATCCGTGTAGAGACATGGAAATTGGCGCACTTGACTTTGTGATTGATCGTGCTGATCAGGTCCTGACCATGCCCAGAGATCGCGGCATGGTGCTGGATGCTGCCAACATACTGCGACTGGGCAAAGACAAGTACTTGTTTTTGGAAAGCGCCAGTGGCAATCGTGCTGCCTGGGCCTGGTTGTTGGCCAACATGCCCACATCTACCAGCATGGAAGTGTGTAATTTTTATGCTGGTGTGCATATTGATTCTACCATTGTTCCTTTGCGCGAAGGCCTGGTGTTGTTGAATGGTGCCAGAGTAACTCCCGAAACCTGCCCCGCAGTGTTCAAAGACTGGGAGTGTATATACATCAATGATGTAGTGCCACAAGGGTTTTACAAATACCCCTATGCATCAAAATGGATTGCCATGAACATGTTGGTAGTGAATCCCAACACAGTGATAGTTGATGCTGCACAGCACGACTTGATCGAACTACTGACAAAAAAGAATTTCACAGTGATACCAAGAACTCTTAGACACAGCAGAACACTGGGTGGAGGATTTCATTGCGTGACTCTTGACCTACGGAGAAAACATGTCTGATTCAAAAATCACAGCCACTGCCATCAGCATTGACACCAGCAGTATTGCACATCTAGTGGATCAAGCAGTTGAAAACAGTATAACATCTGCAATTGCCACACTGGGAACTGATCCTGCATGGTTAGCAAAAATTGAAAACATGATCAACCAAGCAGTGGTGCGCCGTACAGTGGCCACAATTGGATCCATTGACATCAATACCATTATTCATCAACGAGTTGATGAAAACATGGAAAAGTTAAAAGTTGAATTACTTGCTAATTTTTCCAGCACCGGAATAGACGACAAGGCCACTTCCTGTCAATTGACTATTATGGACGACACCACGGTGATAGAAAATACGTTGACAGCACACTCTGCTAGTTTTGTGGAATCGGTGAGTGTTAAAAATTTGTCAGTCACTGGCAGTATCAACACAGATAATCGTAGTTGGCATGCACTGGCAGCCGATATCGGTGATCGAACACTTGCACAACTAAACCAGTCCTGGCGGGATCTTTTGATTTCGCAAGTGGCAGATGAAATCAAGAAGAACGGCATTACATTTGACAACGTCAAGATTGATGACCAGCCACTGGTTTCTGGTTCACAATTGGCAAAATCTATCACTCAAAGCAGTTTGCAAAAACTAGGCCGCCTGCAAGATCTTGTGGTAGTAGGTGAAACCAGTTTGAATGAAACAGTAACGGTGCTCAAGAAAAGACTGGGTGTCAATACCGAACAGCCAGACTCTGCGTTGAATGTCTGGGATGAGGAAGTTAGTGTGTCAATTGGAAAATACAAAAATCAAGAAGCCTACGTTGGCACAAACCGGAATCAAACACTGAATATTGGTATCAACAAACTGCCACATGTGACCATTGGAACGGATGGCATAACCAGCATCAGCAAACTGCGTGTAGCACAGTACATGATCGGACACGGAACAATAGTACCCAACTATAGTGGTACCAAAGGCGATATTGTGTTCAATGCTGATCCCACACCGGGCAGCGCCTTTGCCTGGGTGTGTTTGGGCGGTTTCAAATGGAAAACTCTCAAGGCAGTGGAATGAAGACCAATTGGGTTGTTGCAGATGCTGCGGTAATTCCACCAGATGTGGAAATCTCTGCGCTCAAAGACATTGCTGCCATCTGGGGCAGCTGGCGTACCTGGCGTGGCTGCGGTACTGACAATGTAATTTGCAACGAAGTAGGTCCAGCGCGAGATTTGTTAAAACGCCGCATGAATGAAATGTGTAACATGTATGTGCCTGCTGCAATTTATGCAGAACTAGACCGTCCCCAATTGGTAAAAATTTACCAAGGTCAATTTACATTTGAGATAGACCGCAAAGAAGAATTGATTGCCATGCAATTGGTAGCTGACCAAAGTGACATAGTACTGCTGTTGGGATTTGACTGGACAGAAAAACCCATCAGCAACGATCGATTGACTGCACACCGAGCATTGAATTATCAAAGATTTGTAAAAGATGTAATCAGCAGTAATCCAACGGTGCAGTGGATTTTGGTAGATCATCCTGGAATGGTGCTAAAAGAGCTGGCCCAATTTGAAAATCTTACCTATAGCAGTTTGGAAGAAGTGATCGAGCTTTTGTCTGGTTGACGATCGGTGTATTTTAGTGTATAATATACACATGACTACACAAACACGTATTGGCTTCTGTTGCAAATGGCTTAATGACCCGTCCGAATGCGGCGGCATGAAAGTCAATGCTGTGGACCGGGACCTTAACGGGCGTTCAACCACCATGCGCTGGCTGCGTGAGCACCCAGCCGAGGCCGAACAACGGCAATGGGATATCATGAATCACAACACTGCGGCAGCGGTCAAAATGATCGAGCGTGTGGCCACTCTGCCTGCAGGCCGTAGAATGGTCCGACTAGGCAGTGAAATGCTACAGGGCTACACTGAGCCCAGTTGGATTGACTGGTGGCAACAGCCAGACGTACAGAGTCATCTAGAACGTATTTTTGCACCCATTGGTGAAACTGCTCGTAGGCTGGACGTGAGATTGAGTTTTCATCCTGGGCAGTTTTGTGTGCTGGCCAGTGAGAACCCCGGCATCGTAAATAGAAGTATACAGGAGTTTGAATATCATGCAGATATGGTCAGGTGGATGGGATACGGCAAGACTTTTCAGGACTTTAAAATCAACGTACACATCTCGGGTAAACAA